TAACTTCTACAGCTCCAAAACCGCAGGCTTATCATACTGGTATCCGCACATCCTGTCTTGCGTTGACTTGATAACCGATCACGGCGCAATGCTGAAAAAGTATGGCCCAGACAGTACCGACAATGCCGCACTGCATATTGCTTACACCCCAGACGGGGACAAGGTGATGGTGCAGCGGTCAGACGGTGCAGCGGTGCCGTGGTTGCCCCCGAAAGCATGGGCGGCGCAGGTCAATGATGATCTTCCGGGCAGTATCACCTTCGGGCCAGAGGACTTTTTCTGGCAGGGTGAATGGACTGGCGGCATGGTTGTGGATGATGATTACCGCAATGGTTTTTACCAGTACATGAACAGCAACCGCGACAATGTTTACAAGATAACCAGTGTAGGTGGACCGTATACGGTTATCCCACATTTTGAAATCTTAGGAAAGTAGGCAGTTATGGCAAAAGGTGAGAGCGGATTCACAAAAGCAGGTAAAGGCCAGAATAACGGTTATGCGCCGGGAGATTCGCCATATCAAGCTATGTCTCGCGAAGCTGGACAAGTCATACGAGATTTGGGATATGATCCGATGATGCCTATATCCATGCAAATTCCGTGGGACGAGGAGTTTTCTGCTTTATCTGATCGACATTATACGGCTATTTATAATTCCATATCAGACGGACAATCACCCACAAGTCGCTTTTCTAAGGCTACTGGTGAAGAAATATTAAAGCGCGTGGAAAGAAACAAGGTTTATGTAGCAGACAGAGCTAGGCATAAAGGAATATCTGATGCTAAAGGAAACATTGACGAAGCCGCTACAGTAAGAAACTATAGGGATGAAATGAAAAAGTTATCCGCTATTGAAGAATATGTCAAAAAGAAGTTGAAAAGGAAGTAATCATGGCAAAAGGCGAGAGCGGTTTTAAAAAGACTGCTGCTAATAGCAGAATAGAAAGCTTGCAGTCTTTGTCTGATAAGATCAAAAGCATAGATAAGAAAATCCAGAAATTACAAGATGAATCTGCGCAGGTCTTAAGATTGCGTGAAAATTCATGGGATTCTGCGCCGCCAAGATACCACGAAATATCGCAAGAAATCCGTGAGCTTAAAAACAAACAGACCGATTTGCGGTATGAGCGGGAAAAACTGAGAACAAAAGACGAACCTAAAACAACTAAGACATTTGTGAACAGTTTCGGCGAAGCTACCAAGCGAGAAATAACCAGTGCGTCATATGAACGGGCGCAGCGGCGGCTTGATAAGCAAATCTGGAGCAGGTTTAAGGGGCGGTAATATGGCAATGAGAAGCAAGCGCTTTTATCTTAAAAATCTGTCATACAATGTTGGCAGCATTCATCTGAAACTCGATATGTCCCGCTTTGAGCGGCAGTTTCAGCAGGCACAATACTATCTGGACGGCGCTGTCATGAACAGTATGGTGCCGTATATGCCGATGGTAACGGGCAGCTTTATCAATACCACCCGTGCTGCCAGTGCGGCGGTACAGGGAAGCGGCTTTGTGTATGCCGGATATGGCCCACAAGGGCGCTATCTGTACGAGGGTAAGGTTATGGTTGATGAACTGACCGGATCACCCCGGGCGCGGCGTGGAGCACGTAAGGTGCTTGTGAGTGAGTACACAGGCAAGACCAACGCACGAGAAAACATCACTTACACGCACCAGGAACACCCAAAAGCACAGGATCACTGGTTTGAAGCGGCGAAGCAGGCAGACGGAAAGACATGGATCAAAGGCGTAAAGCGCATAGCTGGAGGTGGTAAGCATGGATAAGGTCATAGGGCGGGACGCAAGCGGGTTTGATATTCTCACCCGCGCGGTGAAATCCCTGTTAAATCAATATCCCGGCCTGGAAGATGGCGAGGTCATTAAGTTTGAGGAGCTTGGGAAAGAATCTGGAATAGCCTTTTCGGCTGACAATGGGGCGCTGGTGTATGCAGAATCGGAAGATGTCTGCGGCGGCATCCATCAGCAATGCCAGTATCCGTTTTACGTGGTATACCGCACAGCAGCCACAAAAGAACGGCTTAAACTGAATGTACAAGACTTCCTTGACACCCTCGGCAAGTGGATATGCCGGGAGCCTGTTGTTATAAACGGCACTCAGACGCGCCTAAAGGCATTTCCGGCCCTGTCTGATGGTCGAGTGATAAAACGCATTACCCGCGATAACTCATACGGTTTAGAGCCAAATGAGGAAGCGGTGCAAGACTGGGTACTGCCTGTTACGGTGCAGTACACCAATGACATAGAATATGAAGCGTAGTAGCGCAGAAAGGACGAATTTATGAAGCTTACCAGAGGTGCATATAGAACCTTTCTTGATTCAACATTTGGTGGAACTGGTACACCTAAATGGTGGCGTATCGGTAAATACAACGACAGCATGAGCGTAGCTCTGAACCCGGATGTGTCCACAAACAAAAACATTTGGGATGAGACCTATGTTGAGGATAACGGATATGAGCCGTCTATCGAAGATATAACATATTATGCAGATCCTACTGATGCAATTTATCCGATGATTCGCGATATCGCAATGAACAGACTTCGCGGAGATGAGTGCAAGACTACAATCCTCGAAGTTATCATTGAGGACACCGAGAAAACTAACCATCGTGCATGGACTGAAAATGTTGTTATTAAAACGAGCGAATACGGCGGTGGTACCGATGGTTTCACCATTCCGTTTACTATATATTTTGATGGCAGCAGAAAGAAAGGCTATGTAACCATTGAATCAGGGGCGCCGTCCTTTAAAGAGGGTGAGATTCCGCTGACCTAAGAGGAGAGAGTGAATTATGGGAAATATTATTACCATTGATGATGGTAGTGAGGTCTTTGACATCGTAAATCAGCGTGGCGAGCATCTGGGCCAGTTTACCTTTATTCCATCGGATTTTGACATCGTTAACAGATACGATGAGACGGTGAAAACATTCGAGGAATTACAGGTCGAGCTTGAAAGAGGGGAAAATACTGATCTCAATGAGATCAGCCGGAAAATGTGCGAAAAGATAGATTACCTTTTCGCAGCTCCGGTGTCCGAAAAGTTTTTCTCGATTACATCTCCATTTACATTTCTTGATTCTGGCCAGTTTTTCGTTGAAAATGTTATCAATGCCATCAAAACTGTTATCGAGCAGAAGCGTGGAATCCGGCTCCAGGCCGTGCAGAATCGCGTAAAAGAATATACGCAGAAATACAAGGCAGCTCCTGGGGGAAGATATCTTTCCCCACTTAAATGATGCACTCATGGGACTTACCATTAACCCTTACGGTTGGTGGTAAGTCTTATGGTATACGGACAGATTTCAGACCGTGCCTGGATATTATGACGGCATTTAATGATGCAAATCTTGACGATGCAGGAAAGTATCAGGTCATGGTGGATATCCTTTATGAAGAAAGTATTCCAGAAGATGATATTCCAGAAGCAATAGAACAGGCTTTGTGGTTCCTGGACTGTGGGAAACCGGCAGATAATATACCGCGTCCACGTGTTATGGATTGGGAACAGGATGCACCTATTGTTTTTTCTGCCATTAACAAGATATCTGGGCGTGAGGTTCGCGATCCGAACCAATATATGCACTGGTGGACCTTCATCGGGTACTTTGATGAGATCGGAGATGGAACATTTTCTCAGGTTCTTGCAATTCGGCAAAAACGGGCAAAAGGCGAGAAACTGGAGAAATGGGAATTAGAATTTTTTAAAAACAACAGGTCTATGGTGGAATTAAAACAGGCAATGTCCAACGAAGAAAAAGAACAGTGGCGCATTGAGCAAGAAGCTGTGGACGCTCTGTTCGACACGTAACGTAAGGCGGTGATATATTGACGGCAGATGGATCAATAGTAATCGACACAGAGATAAACACCAAGGGCATGAAGCCAGGAACAGAAGAGGTAGAAGCCGCCGTAAGAAGAATGGCAAATGGGATTGATGATCTTGGGAAAAAATCAGAAATCGCAGTCCAGAAGCAGGTCACCGCTTTTGCGAAACTGAATAGCCTGTATGCCGCACAGGAACGGAAGGTTGAAAAGCTACGTGAAGCATTGGAAGCGTATGCCGAAACGAAGATACCTACACAGGCATACGCTGAGATTCGGAATCAGATAGAAAAGACAGAACAGAAATTAACAGCTCTACTTGAACGCCAGCAAAAGTTTTTGGACACTGGAGGCAGAACCAACAGTAGCACCTATAAAAAAATGCAGTATGACATAGAACAGCTGAATAATTCGTTAAAATATGCAAAAGGTGAATTGAAAGATCTGGAAGATTCTGGAGGAGCCTTTACACTTGGAAAAGATACAGATAAGTTTTCCCAGATGTACGACAAGTATGCAACAGAAGCTAAAAAGCTCAAGCAGATGAATGAATCTCTAGGAATATCGTATAACCGAGTGAAAAACGAATTTGAGGAGTATAAAAAACGGCTCCTTGGTATTGACGGTGCCAGCAAAAAAGCCACAAACTCAACAAAAAAACTTGGGATTCAGATGAAAAAGAGTCAAAAACCAACCAAGAAGTATGGAGAGGCATTGAGTGGCGTGGTACGGCGCTTGGTTATGTTTCGGCTTTTGCGTTCTACTATATCTCTTGCATTTAGATCGGCCCGTGAGGGAATGGAGAACCTTGCTCAGTATTCGCCAGAGACAAACA